GCGGCTCCACGTTTAACCCCCAGGTTCACATGTTGGACCTGGGGGTTTTCATTGTTTTACCTGGTCTTCACGAGAAGTCTAGACGGGATTAGGGGCGGTTGGGTAGGGTTGAAAATGGTTTTATTTGGCATGAATTTGGCATGAAATATTGCCAAATCTGACTTCAAATAGGGGAATGTCATGTCCGCTTTTGGCAGTATCCGTAAGCTTCCATCAGGTCGTTATCAGGCACGGTACCATCATAAGGGCGTGTCGTATAAGGCGCCATCAACGTTTAAGACGAAGCGGCTTGCCGGGGCGTGGTTATCTGGGGAAGAGGAGCTTATTACGTTTGGGCAATGGACCCCACCCGCCCAGCGGGAAGCAGTCCAGGAGAAGCGTAAGGCTAGCAGGATCACTGTTGGTGAGTGGGTCGAGCGGTTTCATGAGGCGTTACGGCACCGGCCGGTTCCGGTGAAGGAGTCCACTATTCAGGTTTATGAAAGGGCGGTTCGGAATCGGATTACGGCACCCCTCCCACCAGGCGATAAGGTGGCTGCGATCACTAGGCTTGCGGGGATTGCGCTTGCTGATCTGACGAAGAATGATGTTTATGAGTGGTGGGAGGCTATCAGTGTGGCGTATAAGTCGCCGACGGTGAATCAGAAGGCTTACAAACGGTTAAAGGCTGCATGCGCTGCGGCTGTGGATCGGGAATTAATCCCGGCTAACCCGGTGGAAATTAAGGCCGCGGGGATAAGAGTGAAGCCGGAAGAAAAATATCTCCCCTCCGATGAGGAGCTCAAAGCGATCATTGAGCATATGCCGGCCAGGTATAAGGCGCTAACGTCATTGGTGCTGTTCCATGGGTTGCGGATAGGGGAGGCTCTGGCTCTAGAACAACGGCATGTGTGTGTGATAGGTGATGTGCCGTATGCTCCGAGAATACTAGTCACCATAGAGCAGAATGCGCAGAGGCTTACGGAAAAAGTTGATGGTAAAAGCCATGTGTATATGAATTGGCAGACGCCTAAGACGTCCGCGGGGTACCGCACTGTGCCGATTATGGCGAGCCATACCAGGTTTTTCTTTGACCATATGCGAGACTACCCAGCGGTAGCATGCCGGGTCCGTAGCCAGTGGGGTGACCGTACGGTGAAGCTTTTCACAACAACACGCACGGGTCGCCCGGTGATGGATACAAGCTACCGTAGCCGGCTTAACGCGGCTGAGGTGGCGGCTGGAGTAACTACGGATATTGACCCGCACTGTGGGCGGAACTGGTTGATTACCAGGTTGGCTGAGCAAGGTGCGCACGTGAAAGAGATCGGTCGGTTATTGGGGCAATCGGATCTGGAAACGATTATTCGCGTGTATATGAAGGTGCGCACGGGCCGCATCGACGTGCTTATGGATAAAGTGAACCTATCTATCAGCGGTGAATGAGCTTAATGCTGGGGCTTAACTCATGAATGTAAAACTATTGGTAATAATATAACCGCCTGGCTATATTATTACCAACGATGTTACTTTCACCCACATGGGGAATGCACTGGTTTTTTATTTTGAGGGTTGGTCAAATTTTCGGATCTTCAAAAATGAATCCGCAGGTCATGCTTTTTTAGTGGGGTTTCGTGAAAAATAACCCAAGTAAGGGTCAGGAAAGAATGGGTTCGGGTTGGGTGGTGTTGGGTGTCCATTGCGCGGTGTGTTTTTTGGTGACTTGCAGGTTAGGGATGATGAGGCTGCTTGAGTAGATGATTGATTCGGCGCCGACATGTTGGTGGTGGGCTGTGTGGGCGATAGGGAAGATTGCTGCTCGGGCGTGGTGGTAGAGGTCTTCGGTGATGAAGGGGTCGTCATCGTATGTGAGCATCCAGTAAAATGTGGCGTCGGCTAGTTTCTTGGCGAGTGCTTTGTGTTGGGGTTCATCAAAGGCGTGGAGATAGAGGCCTTCGCCTTGGCCTAGGTAAGGGGGGTCGGCGTAGACGAAAATGTTTTCACCGCGTCAAGTGGGGGTATTATAAAAAATAACCCCCACCCTCATCACGGAGGTAGGGGACTTGCCTTATAACAATCTAGCTATTATAGGTTTTAGATAAAGATTCGGTTACGGGGTTTCGTAGCAATTGAGGAATCACTAGTCCTGGATGCAGTACTGCGGTATCTTCCCTTTGGCGTAGAGCTGTCTCCAAATCCCAACCATGAGAATAGTCACGCCCAGCTCGTGAGCGATCGAGCTTATACTGTCACAGCTGATTTCGGCCGCCATGTAATCATTCTCATCTATGAGTAAGATTGCGGCCCATTCGTTTGCTTCACGTTCCTGTTGTTCGCGTGCCAATCCTGTTGCGCCAAGCTGGTGTCTATAGTGGGCATGCCCCAGTTCGTGTGCTAGCGTGCACAATGTTTGCACTTCGTGCATGCCCTCCCGAAGGCTGACGGTGCGGGTTGCCGGATTCCAACCACCCTTCTTGCCACCGGTATGGGTAACTATCATAACGCCCATCTCTTCTGCTAATTGTTCCAAATCAAGCATGGTTATCATGGCTGCAACCTCTTCCGCTATCGTTAAGTACCGTCTGGCAAAAAAGCTCACCTACGGCTTCTTGATTGCACCACTCCCTAGTAGATCGGGCATCATAAATACCAGCCATGGTCGTTCCCTCATGTTCTTATGAATATTATTTAAGGAAAAGACTACCCGCTAAAGACTTATCCGTATATAGGTTTTAGGTAAAGATTCGATTACAGGCCATGCACATAATTATCAAATACATCAACCCCGGTCACCTGAGCGCGCCGGGGCTTGGTTGTAGGTAAGGGCTTTAAGCTTCTTCTTGGGCGTTTAATTCCTTGAGGTAGGCTACTCCATCAATGCACTTAGCAGTGGCCTTGATTTCTTCGATGACCTTGGGGGTGCTGACGATTTGGTCGCTTTTGTCTAGTATGAGCCAGCAATCATGCTTTTCGACGAGATCAGCGACTTTCTTGACGGCTTTAGGCTTGGGTACCGGTGCCGGTTCTGTGCTGTAAGCAGGAATGAGCACCAAAACGTATTGGCCATCATCAACTTCTTTGATCTTGTAGGCTCTTCCAGGAAAAGGAATTGATTTAGGAAAAAGAGCAGATGCGCTCACCGCAGCGTATTGTTCTTCATCGCCGTACCAAGAGCAGATAGTAATGCGGCCGGTTCGCTTAAAAACCTCCAAAGCCGTGGCGTAAACAAGCGCAAGCCTTTTATCAGAGAGTGAAAGCATATTCTGTGGGCCGCCGACACTAAGAATTCCCATGCCATCTAGGCTAGTCCCGAATTGGGAAACCCGCTGGTTGTAGCACAAAAATTATGGACCATCGCTGTAATTATCGTCACCTAGGAAGCCTTCTTCCTCCGAGTCATCGGCAACCATTTCATCACCGCGCCATGAGTCCTTGCCACTGACTGTGGCCGCTACGGCCTAAGGATCATCCGGCTTGGGCTCAGGTTTTAGTTCATTTACTCCATCACTAGGCTTATGCCCTGCGATGGTACTCATCTCAAAACTGCCTTCGATTAGGCCCGAGTTGTTTACTCGCTCGATAAGTGTTTCTAGTAGCTCGGTGATAGTGGCATCTCGGAGAGCCGCCTTGATTGGGGATCGCTCGCCACCGAGGTCGGATGGCTCAAGCATTCCGTTGTCAACTAGGGCGTCGATGGGGCTGACTCCGTAAGCTTTTGCGATCGCTATAACGTTATCGGCGGTCGAGTGCCCCCGTTCTACGTGACGTAGCAGAGTTGGTGCAGCTAGGCCCGATTTTTTTGCGGCAATAGTTGGTGTCGGTGCTCCTGGCAGCGATTTTAACCAAGTATCAAAATTCATGATTCCATCATGTACTTCATCTACTGCACGATGCTTGTGTTCGGCAAGATGCTGTTCAACTTCGTCGATTGGGGTGTCTATAAGTGCTGAACTTGCTTTCATTCGTTGTAGCACTTCAGCTGAAAGGACTTCATCGGAAGCGTCCTGTATAGTTGCTTCGCTGGCAAATTCGGCAATATCGTTTTCGGTCACGATATCAAGGGCCATGAGTGCGGGGATAACACTCACTTGGTATGCGTGGGCGATTTTAACCGCAGTCTCGACAGTAATTGACTTGTTTGTTAGCTGTCTGCTAAACGTCGACTGTGAGAGTGACGCAAGTGACGCAGCTTGCCGTAAAGAATCACTACCGATTGTCTCGTATATCCACTGGTCAATGCTCATCACAATTCAATTTTAATCTGGTTTTAGTTCATCTGCTTTGCTGAAAACTTTAGCCCAGATTGCTTCATCGTCATTCACTCGCAGGGCAAGCTCATGAATTAGTTCCTGATTGTTGAGCATTTTAATTAGCGATTGAGAGCTGTTTGTTGCCTCTTCTTTTGTTAGGTATCCAGTTCGTACCAGGGCTTCCACCGGATTTTGTCCGTATGCCCTTGCTATGGCTATAACGTTGCCTTCCGACAATGTTCCTTTTGCTAGTTGTCGGTTAAGCGTACTAGTGGTGATACCTGCACGTAATGAGGCTGCTTTCTCGGTGTCGCCGTTGACTGTGTTGTAATACCAATCTTCATGAATGGTCATGCGTTTATTATGCATAATTTGGCGATTGGGGAACCCGCTGGTTGTAGTACAAAATCATGGCCCATCACTGTAGTCGTCATCGCCGAGGAAGCCTTCTTCCTCCGAGTCATCGGCAACCATTTCATCACCGCGCCACGAGCCCTTACCACTAACTGTGGTCGCAGCAGCCCAAGGATCATCCGGTTTGGGATCAGGGTGTTTATTAGCTTTATGTCGTTTGCGTTCAACCAGTTCGTCAAGAGAGGGTGCGAACTCGTCAGTTTTTGCGCCTACGCGCATTCGGTTGAGTACCTCGTCAGCTAGCCATTCCTCAGGTGCGAGCCGTAGTGCGGATCGGATATCTGGAACGTTTACTTTTTGCAATCCCGCTTCTTGTTCTGTGATAAATTCTGCCTCCACTAGGGCTTCTAAGACATTGCGGTTATAGGCGCGGGCAAATTTTACAACGAATTCAGGTTTTGCGGCTGCACCATCTTTCCATCGGGTGAAAGCTGATTGGTCGAATCCTGCGATTTTGGCAGCTTCTTTGAAAGTGCGACCTTGGATTGTTTCTGTTACGTATTTCCACCAGCGAGTTTGCTTCATGTGTCAGATCGTAATTGCGTAAGCACAAAAAGGCAAGTTATTGGGCCAATCCAAATTGGCCTTGCGCTAGAACAAAAATTGGTCTATTCTTGCTTGCGTAAGCACAAATCAAGATTGTTTAAAAACAAAGGAGGCGAAATGCCTACCGTAAACACGGTTCGAGTGCGACAAGATTGGCTTGAGCATCGAATAACGCAAGCGGGCAGCTTATCCGGCCTAGCGGATGAACTGCAGACAACCGTATCGACTATTAGCCGATATGCCAGAGGGCAAGCCGAAGCAGGACCACGATTTATCGGATCTGTATTGACAACCTATCCGGTTGAATTCGCCGATGCATTTTACGTTTCGACAGAAAAAATCCGACCTCAACGCCGCCGGCCAAGTAAGCGATCTGCTGCGTGATTCGCGCCGGGGCGTCGTAAAGCAAAGAAAGAAGAAAAGGATGCGTGAGGTAGTGATTGCCCCGCAGTGGCTGACGGTCAAGCAGGCTGCGGAGTATATGCAGGTTAGCACGGACACGGTGGAGAAACTCATCGCGGAGAAAGCACTGGTGGCGACGTATTTCAGCCAGCGCACCCGGCGGATCAACCGTGACTCGATCGAAGCGCTAGCGAAGAAAAATCTGGTTTAGGAGGAGGGCGTAGTGATGTCAGCGTTTTTCAATGGTTCCGTAGTTATCGCCGTGGCTGAGCGTGTACGAGATGACGCTATCGCGGTTTATCCCGGTTGGTGTTCTCCAAGTGATATGGAAGTCAAGGATAGTGGTGACGGTTTCCCCTTCGCTCCCAGAGAAATATGCCCCGGATCTACTACGGGGCCACTGGCTGGGTTGCTTAGCGACTTCATCGAAATGTTCTTGAAGCACGCCGCTGATGTCGAAACTAATCTCATCAAAACCGGCCACTTCCTTGCGGAAACTGTCTGCTACAGGACTGCCTTCACGCTTGACGAAGACGGCAACGTTAAGAGCATCATGGGGGCTGCCATTCCGAACAGTGACGGCACCATTGTTGTCATCAATTTGGATTTGCCAGTCGTAGATGAGATTGTCCGTGGTTGCTGCGAGCGCCCGATCGCTGATCGTGTTCGCGTCTTCAGCCAGCTTGTTCGCTGTTTCCGAGATGCGGTTGGCTTCCATAGCAGTGTCGAGGCTTTCCCGAGCGGTTTTGTTAGCGGTTTCGGCAAGGCTATTGGCCTTCTTACTGATGCGATTCGCGTGTACCGCGAGCAGCAAGCCGCCGGCCCCGGTGGCGGCTCCGATGATTCCAAGGATGATTGATGAATCCACGCAACCTATTGAAGCAGACGGGGCGAATTGTCGTAAAGCAGGATCAGGGAGCCTCCTAATGGTGTCACGTTATATGTCAACCCGGGAAGCGGCGGAATACCTGCGGATTTTCAACCAGGACTTTACAGCGCTATGCCAGGGAGAGGCTGCTGTCTCGGATCCGACTTTCTCGGCAAAAGATTCTATATATCCGTGCGGAGGTAGAAGACCTGGTGGAGCGCAACACCTATCGCATCTAGGCCCCAGGTAGAGTCCTGGTCCCGCCGCCGGCGGGTTATCCGGCACCAGGCCCATGAAATGGCCGCATCCAGTCCGGGCTTCATATGGATGCTGCTGGTTCGAATCCAGCCATGGGCACCAAGCACCACGAGGTGTGGTGCGTAAACCTTCAAGAGAAAGGAATAAGTGATGATGAGTAGTGCAGATTTGGGGGCTGGTGTGGTGAGCGTGCCTTTGGGGTGTGACGGTTCGCTGGTGCAGATTCACCTGCATGTTCACGCGGACGCCGATCAGGATTGCACGATCGACATCGACTTGGTGCCCACGGGTGAAGGGATCCAGGTTCGGCTGCGGGGTGCGCAGCCGCTGGATGATGGCGTTTTGGGCGCGTTGACTGATGAGTCGATTGCTGATGCTACTGCTGTTTCAGACGTGGATGACCCGATTGATATTGATGTGGATGATCTCCTGAAGCATTGGGATGACGAGGGTGATAGCGATGATGATGGTGCTGCCACAGGGGAGGCCACCCAGGGCGATTCGTATCCTGCTCCGAAGCCGTTACCGCAGGATGATGCCACGCACGTGTACCTGGGAAAGCTTTTTGATTGGACCGTTGCTGAGCGTGTCGATGATGGTGTGGTCTTTACCCGTGGTGAGCGTGAGTTGTTTCGCGTGCCGGAGGAGCGGTTCGAGGAGATGCGTAACTTGTTTGTCCTGGAGGATACCGGTCTTATCACTATGCATGTTGATGGTTTCCGCGTCTGTCGTGAGGACTGGACCGCACACATCTTCGACGGTGACGTTTTCTTTGAGGCGATCCCGGCTGAAAAGTTCGCACTGTTGAGCCGCCTGTTCACGTAGGTTCACGTAGCCGTCGGCTCCACCCCCAACCCCTATTGATAATTTTGGTCCCCCGCTGGGGAAGGCGGGGGACTGCATAAACCACATTCCCAAGACCAGAGAAAGGAAAAGAAATGTCCTGGAAACGTATTGGCCAGTCTAACACCTACGAGGCCCACTTGGCGTATAAGTCGTTATGCCGTCACGCTGCGGGGAAGAAAATGACCGCTGCTGGGCGGCGGGCGATGCTGACCATGGGCTACATCGACGAGGACGGTGCGATCACCGTGATTGGCAAACATGTGCTCCGCGGTGGCGACTAACAACTATCGCTGTGGCGCAATTGAAATGAAAGAAGGAAATGATGACCGAGATTGATAAGCGGTTTGATTACCGCACTTTGGATGCTGAGACCCGGAAGCGGCGGGTTCGGATGGGTAAGAAGATCAAGACCCTGGCGACCGAGCTGGATGCTTTCCTGGCTGATGGTTGGGAGAAGAAACAAGCACTGCTGCATCTGGAAGAAACCATGATGTGGGCCAACGCGGCTATTGCGCGGGAGGGGCAGCGATCATGAGCAGTTTGCAATTGAAGCTGCGGATCCGGCTGCGGCCGGGTATTAAACGGGTTGGTGTGTTCGGCGTTTTCACCGGTGAATCATACCCGGATTTGTGGGAAGTGCTGTGGGGTGGGGAGTTGATCGCTTCGTTCCGTAGCTGGGGTGATGCGGTGGCGTACGCCCACATGAAACTTGCTGCGGCCCAACAAGAACGATATATGGCATTGGTACAGGCCGCTACTCGGCCGCCCCGCCGGTTGGCGTTGGAGGCTGCATAATGTCGGATCTTAACTATCTTGAGGCGGATGCGGCGTTGATCGTGGCATGTTTGCCTGAGGAGATCGACGACGAAATCACCAAGGAGCAGTTGCCACTTTTCTACAACTACGCGCTGCTGATGCGTGCGAAGGGCGTCGATACGCAGCTGGAGGATGTACATGATGCGTGGGCGTCTTGGGCGTCTGCTGCCCGGCCGGAACACCCCGCGCTGGTGCCTTTTGAGGAGCTCACGCCTGAAATTCAGGCCCTGGATCAGCCTTTCCTTGATGCTATCCGGGAAGCTGCCATGATCCGAAAGGAGGGGGTGGCGGTATGGCTGCGCCAAGATTAGATCAGGAGTTGCTGCAAAGCCTCAACGGCGCCTGGAGCGGTATGGAACGCACTATGGCGTGGCAGCAGGACATGATCAAAAAGCTGATGGAACGCTCGGCATCGTTGGATGCGCTGCATAAGGCGGTGGATACCACGGACCGGATCAATAAGCTGCACACTGAGCTGGATCGGGTGAATAAAGACAGGCAGGCGTTGCGCATCGAAAACCGCCAGCTGGAAAAGCAGCTGTCCGATGCGATACATTCCCGTGATTGGGATGAGCTCTGCGAATTGGTGGAAGCTGCCCAGGAAGGGGTTGTAGGCGTTACCAAAGCTGCGGCCCAGTCCAGTAGCTCCAGTGTCCCCGCGAAAGCTTTGGGTGAGCTGATTACCCGTATGGGTGCGGTGACCGCCAAGCTGCGGGAAATCGTCGATGAGTCTGGCGGTGCTGGCGCCGATGCTGGATCCGGGAGCGAACATGCCTGAGAAGATGCCGGCCCGGTCGAAGATCGTGGTTGATGTTCGGGAGTTGCAGCGTGCTATCCGGGCGGTGGTCGGGGTGACGGAGCGTAAACCAGAAATCTATGATGTAGTGCGTCTTATCACCCAAAGCGGTAGCCTGCTGGTGGTTGCCGCGAATCCCCAACAGGTGGTCCAAGCCTATGCGGGCGCTTATTTCGATAATGTGGAAGAGGCTCACCGAGTGGTAGAGATCACCACAGCTAGCGCCAAGCTTTTCTTAAAGCTCAAGCCGGATAAGGAAGAAGACGACGCCCGCGCCGCTATCTTCATCCGTGACGAGGAAGTCCAACTTCAGGACCTTTCCGGCACCTGCGGTGACCTGACGGAGGTGACCGCGGCCCGGGCCGACTCGGCTTTCACCACAGATGTAGCACAGTTGTTCGACCGGGTGCGCGCTGAGGCAAAAGCGCGCACAAAAGGCCCCGCTGGGGAGGCATATCAAGATGCGGCGCCAATCATGTTCACTGCCGCCCAGGCTGCCGCGCTGGGTGCTGCGGCACACCAGTTTGATACAGATATTATCCCGGTGCCGCTCACACCCCAACGCCACCGCGCCAGGGTGTATGTCGCACTGAAGGATATGTTCGAGTCATATTCCTTCGTGCCTGCTGACCGCGGCGTTCAAGAGCCCCTCCCGGGGCTCCCCGGCGCGACCCCAGAAGGGTCTAACGCTGGGGCGGAAGCTGTGGTGCGTGATGGTGATGGGTTCGAGTACGCCACGGTGATTGATGGGCCAAGGGCAAAGCCCCAGGGGGCGAAGGTTCGGCGGTTGCGTGCGAATCCGACTGGGGGTGCGGTGTGACCGGTGGGATGTTGCCGTGTGGTGGTGATGCCGAGCTGGGTATCTGCCAGCAGCGTGATATGCAGGCGACCCGTGACGCGCCGAGCCTGTGGGACCCATCGGCCCCGGGTGAGCCGGTAGCACGTATGCGGAAGCGCCACCAGCAGGCCAAGTTGCTATGTGCGCAGTGTCCTCTGCTTGAGGCTTGTGAGCGGATGCTATCGGACTGTGAGTGGCGTGGGGTGCGGGTTGCCGGCGTGGTTGCCGGACGTTATTCGGATCGCCCCCAATCACTGACCAGCAATGACCCGTATCAGCTGTATTGCCGGTGGTGTGGTGGGCCTATGGACCCGCAGGCCCTGGTGGCGGCTCATGCGCGGATGCGGTGCTGTCATACACCGTATCGATATAAACAGCGCCACATGGGAGAAGGGCTTTGCCACCGCTGCTATCAGGGCCACTCGCGGGCGGCTCGGGCAGCTAGGCAGAACCAGCCCGTACGCCGGCGGGTGAGTGCGCGTAAACCCGCTGCCTAGGCGCAGCACAACAGGAACGCGCGTGATGGTTTGTGTTGCGCGCGTTTATATTTTTGAGATTTAAAAAGAAAGGTGAAAATTATGCCTTGGCTCCGTATGGGAGATACTCTTATTACCCACCCGCTTATGATTCGACTGCTGGAAGTATGTAAGGGGAATCACCAGCTGAAGAACGAAGCCGTTGGTGCGCTAGCGCAACTTGCAATCATCGCGGCAGCGCACATGACAGACTACTGGATTGGGTACGGGTCGCTCTATCAGGTCGCGCCGGGGAGGGAAGACATCATGCTGGAGATGTTGTGCGGTGCAGGGTTGCTTTTCCAGGAGGAAGGTCCTGAGGGGTATCCGGCGCTTCGGCTGGTTGATGATCGGGAGCTTTTCCACATGCGATCGAGGGAAGAAGTTGAGTTGGACCGGCGTCGCAATCGGGATAAGCACAATGTTGATTTGCTGATGAAGGTGAGGATTCGTGATGGGGATCAGTGCCGGTGGTGTGGGGGAAGTGTGGATTGGCGTGACCGGAGGAGCGGCCGGCGGGGTACTTATGATTCGCTTAACGGTCACCGGGATTCGACGCCGGAAACACTAGTGGTTGCTTGTTATTCGTGTAATAGTGCTCGTGGCGCGGGTGAGGTTAAGGAGCTTCGGGACCCGCCCACGCCTGAGGAAGTACATTACAATAAACACAGCATTGCTTTCATTAATGAGTCACGGTACGCAAAAGACCACGGCATTCATGTGGTTTCTAAGGACGAGCGTAAGAAGCAGGCACAGCAGAGGCAAGAGCAAGAGCGATCCCGGCGCGCTAAACGGCAATCCCCACAGCAAAGCAAGGCTGCTCAGGCGGATGAGCCTAAGGCCGCTAGGCGTTATGATGCGGTGCCGCAAGTGCCCAGTGCGGTCGCTGGTCCCGTACAGGGGTTTGATGATCCGCTAGAGGCGGCGCCTGATTGGGTTTCCGGGGAGGAACCCCCGGCGGGGTGGGCGCCGTCGGGGATGATGGATTTCGCGGATGACCCCGAAGACAGTAATGATATGGGCGCGTCGCCGACTGCCGCGGAAGCGGCAGTAATGGGAGAGAAGAACCCTCCGGGGCCGCCTTTGGAGGAGCGGAGGCGGAATGGTAACGCGCTGGGCATGCCGAGTGGGAATCATGACAGTCAGCCAGGTAAGTTGCGGCGTCGTGGGCGGCGGTGGCGTAAGCGCGGGAAGCGGAAGTAAGAAGCTGATGGCTTGAGCGTTCAAGAAAGGTAGGTGGTGCAGGAGGCGTTGGTTACCCGCTTCAGCAGGGCTGGGGCGGGTAGTCGGCGTGCGTGCGGTCAGGTGGGTTGGTGTTTAGCCATGCGATAGCCACGGGTGGAAGCGTGCCGCGACTGTTGTTAGATGTCTTCTTGTTGGCCGCGATAAAGATAAAGCAGAGGCCGCTTGCAAGCAAACGGACTCGGATACTCCTTCCACGCATGGTGGATGAGCTGCTTTTAGGATAGGAAGATTTACCAAATTTTGCCAATAGCGGTGCATATGTGCACCTAGAAGGGCCCGGGTCCAGCCCGGGTTTTCTTTTACCCTAATTTATAACGAAATGGTAAAACCTGGTCCGAATCTGGTCCAGACCTAGATCAAGACCAGGAAGATGGGGTGACGGATCTGGGTTTGCCGGGTCGGGTCGGGGTTGGGTCGTTAGGCGTCTGGGGTGGTGAGTAAACTGCAACCCTATTGCGGGATGACCTAATTTAAAAGAGAGGAAGGATTGAAGGTGGATGATTATCTGCTTCATGAGTTAGGAAGGTCCCTGTACTCATTAGAGAAGGATGGTGACGGGCTGGAGGAACTTCTGACCTTTCACCGCGGGAGTAGTACCACTGATACCCCGGGGCGCGCGGTGTGTTACTCAAAACCCCCTGTGAACCTCACGGTGCTGGATCTTCTGGTTCAGACAGAATGCCTGTTGGAGTTCTGGGCATCGGAGGTGTTGGCGTGTGGTGATGGTGTTGTGGGCCCGGTGCCTGAGGGGATTACGGCTACTTCCGCTTGGTTGCAGCGGTATCTGGATGTGGCAGATGGTGCGCCGTGGGGTGAGATGATGGCTGAGGAGGTTATCGCCCAGGCGCGTATGGTGGCGGCTGTGGTGGAGCCCGACAGTGGAGGAGAGGAACCAACCCCACCGGCGTGGGCGACGTGCCAGGTAGCAGCGGCGTGGGCTAAGCAGGCTGGGGCCCCGGTGTCGCGCACGACTGTTTATCGGTGGGCGCAGGCGGGGAAAGTGGCCACCACAAAGGACGATGATGGCGGCACGCTGGTACGGCTGGATGATGTGCTGGCGCGTGCCGGGGCGATGCGCGGTGCGCTATCCTTTGGTGTGGGACAGGTGTTGGTGTAAACTGGCGTTCGGAACCCCTGGGTAAACACCTAGGGGTTTAGTCATGCATAGGGTTGGGGAGGAGGGGATCATGGGATCAGAAGCAACTACCATCCAGCAGGAGATTGACCGTCGCTTCCGGTATCACGAAGGCACCGCCGATCAGTGCGAAGACTGCATCAAAGTAAGGGCAAGCATGCAGGCGGCGGCGCATCGTGTGGCGGCGATCGCACCGGACTGTCGTGAGCGTGAGCTAGCCATCACGCACCTAGAACAGGCGCTGGCATGGGCGATCGCTGCCATCGTCCGCCCGTCGCAAGGCGGTGCTGATAGTGTGGCGTAACGGGTCGTCGCGCACAACCGCGGCTGAGTGGAAACGCCTACGCCGATTAGCAAAACATCGCCTTCCTTACTGGTGTGCCCAGTGTGGTGCCGAACCAGCGGGGCGAGACGGTCTAGAGTTGGACCACATCGTTCCGGTCGCTGAGGGCGGCGCCGATGGGCTCGATAACCTCCAGTGGCTATGCGCTAGTTGCCATGCGGAAAAGTCCCGGCGCGAAGCGGCCCGGGGGGTCAGTAGGCGTGTGGCCCGCCGCCGGCTGTATGACCGGTTTGCTACCCGCCACCCCGGCCTGAAATAGGTGACCTATGCCACGTGGGGTGGGGGGTACCCCGCCGTCGGCCGGTCCCTGGTACGGCACACATACGGCCCCCGGCTGTGTACGGGTTTCAGGGTTTCTGCTGGTCAGGATAGTTTTCTTGGTTTTGGGTATTGGTTGGCGGTGCGTGTTGGGGCTGTGACCTGCGGCTTTGCATTATGGCGTGGGTCACCATTTCCTTGATTGCCCACCCCCCTAGTCGTTGGCGACCAGAAAGGGTAAATATGCCAAGCTAGTACTAGGTATATCGTAACGCTTGTGGTAAAATACAGATTATGAGATTGGCGTGTGAGGTGTGCGAAGCCCGGCTAGAGATCCCTACACGGGGACGCTCCCCGCGGTTTTGCTCGTCCGCATGCAGGCAGAAGGCGTACCGTCGGCGTCGGCGTGAGCAGCTGCCGGCCCGGATGCGTGAACTGCCCCGGTGGACGGCTGCTGACGGTAAACGCCCCATCACGCCTACGGGCTCCCCTGCGTCAACCACTAAGCCGGAAACCTGGACCGTCCACACCGAGGTTCGGGATGGTCCGCACGGCGTCATGCTGGGCGGCGGCCTAGCCTGTATCGACCTTGACCACTGCATCAACCGGCGCGGCAAGGTAGCCGACTGGGCTGTCGAGATTATCCGGGCGGTGCCCGGTGCCGTTGTAGAGCGGTCGATCTCCCGGCGCGGTTTGCATATTTTCGGGCTCCTCCCAGAAGGGCCGGGGCGTCGGCGCGGCTGCGTGGAAATCTATTCCCGGGCTCGGTTCATTCGGACAACAGAAGATATTTACCGCATGGGCGGCCTTGTTGATCTGGCCCCCGCGGTTCGAGTAGCTGCCGCGCTGCAGCGAGAGGGGCGTGTCCCCGAACGGTAAGTGAACAGGAGGTGGTTGTCATGGTGCGTGGCCCAGTACCGAAGCGCAGCGACCAGCGTAGGCGACGGAACAAACCAGAGGCTGATGCTCCCGCTGTGGTGGTGGCCATGGGACAGCAGGTAGTGAAACCTCCCGCAGAGGACCGGGCGTGGCACCCGTATGCGAAACAGTGGTTCCGCTCCCTGAAGCGATCCGGCCAGGCACAGTTCTATCAGGAAAGCGACTGGCAGGAAGCCCGCTTAGTGTGCTGGCTTATCACCCAGGAGCTAAGTTCCCCGACTGGCGCCCGTGCTGGGATGATGGATGTGATCTTCTCCCGCGCTGATGCCCTGATGACCACCGAGGGGGCGCGCCGCCGACTGCGCGTAGAACTCACCACCCCGAAGATAGTGGATGAGGCGAAGGAAGCCACCGTGTCGATCATGGAACAGTACAGGGCTGATCTAGCATGATGATTCCCCCGGAGGAGCGCCTCGACACGCTCCCCCCGGGAGTTCCCGATTTAACACTCGGCTGGGAGGCGCTAGGATGGGCCGCGAAATATCTGAAGCACCCGAACGGGATTCGCGCCGGGAAACCCTGGAAATTCACCAATCGCCAGGCCAGGTTCGTTTTGTGGTTTTACGCTGTTGGCCCAGATGGAAAATGGTTGTTCTACAGTGCGTTCCGTCGTCTAGCTAAGGGATCCGGCAAGTCGCCATTCGCTGCTGCTATGGCGCTCATTGAGCTGCTTGCCCCCGTCAGGCTGGAAAGGTTTGACCCCCAGGTGCTCGGCGGCTGCATTGGCAAACCTGTGGCAATGCCGTGGGTGCAAATAGCCGCGGTTTCTGAGTCGCAAACAGACAACACGATGAGACATATCAGGGCGATGGCTAACAAGAAGACAGCGATCGAGCTGCACCGCGATTACGACATTGACCCCGGCATCACGAAAATCAACGTTGCCCCCGAAGGCAAACTAGAAGTCATCACATCATCTGCTGCCACCCAGGAGGGTGCGGAGGCGACCTTTATCATTGGCGACGAATTAGAGCACTGGACCCCAGCTAAAGGCGGCGGTGAGCTATACAGCACCTTGGCCGACAACTTAACTAAATCCGGTTCCCGTATGCTAGGCACCCTGAACGCCTGGAAACCGGGGAAAAACACCGTGGGGGAGCACACGTTTCTCGACTGGTGCAACCAAGAGAAAGGCCTATCCAAGAATGAAAAACAGATCCTCATGGATATCATCCAAGCCCCACCAGAAACCAACCTAGCCGATGCGGCATCGCTCCGCGCCGGGCTGGAGTCCGTGTATGGGGACTGCCCATGGGTTGATATCGACGCCATCATGACCCGAATTTGGACGCACAGTGCTAAACCGGATGACTCGAAACGTAAGTACCTGAACTGGCCAGTGGCGTCCGTTGATGCGTGGATCGACCCCAAGGACCTAGCGCTCATGGCAATGCCGGATATCCAGGTGGAGCCTGGTGAAGAGATCGTCATGTTCTTTGACGGCTCGCTCACCCGCGACACAACAGCCCTGGTGGGGTGCCGGGTTTCCGACGGGCACGTGTTCCTCATCGGGGCGTGGGATCCTGGTAACAGCCACGTTTCCCAAGCAGAGAAGAAAACAGTTGATGTTGAAGCCGTCACAGCCCGTGTCGCCCAGGCGTTTGACACGTGGACAGTGAAAGCTTTCTTCGCTGACGTGCGTGAATGGGAATCCTTCACGAAGATTACCTGGCCAGAATGCTACAAAGACCAACTAGAACTGTGGGCGGTACCATCTGGGGCAAACCCAGAGCCAATCGCCTGGGACATGCGCAGCAAAAACTTTGAGTTCACCCGGGCATGCGAACTAACAGAAAGAGAAATCATTGAGCACGGATTCACCTACGACGGCTCCATAATCCTCACAGACCACCTACGCAACTGCTACCGGGCGGAAAACCGCTACGGGATATCCGTGCGGAAAGAATCCCCAACCTCAGCGAAAAAGATTGATGCAGCGGTTTGCCTAATCGGGGCACGCATGGTGCGCCGAAAATGGTTGGATAACCAACCAGATACCCACTATGACGGAAGGGCGGTGTTTGTGTAATGAAAATGTCGAACCGGGCAGTACTCGATGGCGTCCGAGGGCTCCTGTCCCAACACGCATACGAATACGCCAGGAACAACAAGATCCATATGGCGATGCTGCCCTGGACCCGGAAATACGCGGCCGGCCGGTTCACGGTCCTAAACGAGAAGTCGACACCAGGCGGCAGGTATGCCCGCCATATCCAGATCGCCCAAGACTCCCAAGTCCCATTCCTCCCTCTAGTGCTGGATACATTCGCCCAGTCGATGAAGATCGAAAACTATTTCAGCGGCAACTACGAGCAATCCCCACTGTGGGAGCACTGGCAACGCAACGCGATGGACGCTGCTCAAACCGGAATCACCCGGGCGGCCCTCAAATACGGCACATCCTATGCCGTAGTCGATCGGGGTGCTTTCCCCGGCCAAGCATCCGCACCGCTTATCACTGGGGTTTCTCCCCGCATGATGACCGCCTACTATGGGGAATCAAGAGCCTGGCCAGGCGAATACGGGCTCACTTCAGAATGGCCTATTCTTGCCCTAGAAATCCGGGGGGCTAGGATGCGGCTCATAGACGAAAACTACATCTACTACATTGGGGCACGTCACGCACCCAAGAACCCAGCGGAATGGGTTTCCGAAACGTGGAACAACACCATCAACCTCCAGATCATCGAGGCCCGTCCTCACGGCGCTGGGGTGCCACCAGTCGTCCGCTTCCGGGACCGCTGGCTACTAGACGGTGAGGAACACGGCGGCATCATCGAGCCGCTCCTATCACTCCAAGATCGAATCGACAGAACCAGCTACGAAATGGGCATCGCCCAATATTATGCCGCTTTCAAACAACGATACGTCATCGGATGGGCCCCCAAAGATGAACTCGAAGGGATCCGCATGAAAGCGAACGATGTCTGGTTCATCAACGCGGACGGCACCAAAACAAAAGCCGGTCAGTTCGAGGAAACCGACCTAACCCGGTACATTGACTCCAAACAAGCGACCATACGGGACCTGGCCGCGATCGCCCAGGTTCCAGCGCAATCCCTAGGTGCGAACGCCATCAGCAACATCAGCGCCGATGGCCTGGCAGCCATGGAATCAGCCAAAGACCGAAAAGCCTCCGAAATTCAAACGAGCCTCGGCGAATCCTACGAACAACTATTACGGCTGTGCGGACACATGGACGGCGATGCCGATTCAGCCGCTGACTTCGCCGGCGAAGTGAAATGGAAAGACACCACAGCAAGGTCGTTTGCTCAAACTGTCGATGCGCTCGGGAAACTCGCCACCATGCTCGGCATACCAGCGGAAGCACTCCTGGAAGACATCCCCGGGTTCACAGAGGAGAAAATCCAGCGGATCCTTACCAAGTATGGCTACCCATCTACACAAGGAGATGAATTCCAGCCCATGCCTGAAGTGACATAGCAAAACCACAAGGGGGTGGGTTGTGAGCATCGAAAACCAGCACTCCCGAGACCAGGAAACCGCCCTGTGGCTTAGAGACCAGATATATAAGCTGATCGAAGACCAAACAATCCCCACCACGATTGAGGCACTCTGGGACCTAGTGACCGCGCTGCTGCCGCTCATCCATAAAGCCAGGAAAGCGTTCTACCACTCCGCAGCCCAAACCATGACCGAAGATATGCGCGCACGAGGCATGGAGATAGACGTGGCACCTATGCGGCCATACCAGCCTAACGCAGCCTGGAAGATGCTCCTGCGCGCCCTAGGATGGAACCCGAAAAAAGATCCGATACCTGGCGATATCGAATCATATTCAAAAGATGCACAACGCGCCCTGCTGGAAAAAGTAGCGGCCTTCCCCGCTAATCCCGCCGACCCTGCTGCTGTGGCCAAGGTATCGCGCCGGGTAGCTGCTGGGGCAGTGCGGCATGCGCGTGCAGCTGGTCGTGATGTGGTGGTTGATACCGCGGCCCAGGGACGGGTGCGTGTGGCGTCGTCGCGGAAACGTCCACGGGTGACAGTGGAAGATAACACTGGGTCGGATGGCCAACCCAAGGTGATAGTGGAACACACCAGCGACGGCAGGAAGGCGGGAGATGATAATCGTGAGTCTGGGAAAAAGGCCAGTAAGGCAGAACCAGCTAGCACCAAGCCTGGTGGCAAGGTGTTGGGGTGGGCCAGGGTTTTAACTGGGGCTGAGAGCTGTGCTTTTTGCGCGATGCTGGCATCCCGCGGCCCGGTATATTCCGAAGATACCGTGGTGACAACAGGCAAGCCCAGGGAAGTACGGCCACGCCAAGTTCATTACCGGAATCCGGGCGCTACCGGGGGCCATACATATGTTTCGGGATCCCGGCGGGAAGGAGAGAAATATCATGACCACTGCGATTGCATAGCAGTCCTCGTTGTTAAGGGAGCGTCCTGGAATGGTGAGCAGCAATACCACGACCTGAAAGATCTATGGGATGACGCAACTTTTCAGCCAACGCAAGAAGAGCTAGATGCGGGTCTTGACCAGCCTCGGGATAGATTCAATAAACGATATGCCGACGCGATAAAAGCCGACCCGGAAAAATACTCGGCGCTAAAGGCCGACCTGGAAAAGGCTGGGCCTGACACGTCGCCCAGTGAGATTCGTAAGGACATGCCTGGTGAAGGGGTGACGCTTGACTTTGAAGAAAGAAGGGAAAAGGTTTACATTCCGCCCGAAGTGCGGGAAGCGTTCGGGGAAAACCCTGATTGGCTGTACCGGTTATCAGCTGAAGAAGGGGCTACAAACCCGGCAACTCATGAATGGGGCACCATTATCACATTGCTGAAACATGGGCATGAAATTCGAATCCGGCGACTAGGCGAGGAGGAGAAAAAGACCTCACCCGATATTGTTCTTGATGGCGTTATTACGGAGATGAAAGCCCCTGATGGTGGCGGGAAAAATACCATTTACAACAATATGCGTGAGGCGAAAAAGAATTTTGCAAGTCTTATGCCTATAAAAATTCAGGTTGTTATTGATGGGGCTAGGCTGCAGCTTACAGATGAGCAGGTGAGAGCTGACATTAAAAAGAACTTGGGTGGTCCAAGATTTTCCGAGTTTGATAGAATAATTTACATTAATCATAATGGGGAAGAAGAGGAATTCACATAATGAGCTTGTATGTTTTATCAGATGCTCCCATAGTGGAAGTGGTCAATCTTTTATTGCAAGAGCCATATACAGAGAATACTATTGCTTACAATGATGATCCAGAAGCGTATGATGTTCGGACTGTAGATGGTGTTCTTATTTCCATGGATTATGGAGATAGTGCTTATGGGCCTGTACTTGATACTTTGATTTTTGTTCCTGATGAGGAAGAGGAATTGCAGCGGAAAATTTTTGAGTCTGTTAAGAAGTTGCGTTATAAGGCGACGTTCTGTGTGCCCCGGTCTGGTGAAGAAATCACTTATGTGCCAGACGCTCCGTTACCTGCTGTGCCTGCTTAGTCCGAGCACTAAACCATTTTTTAACCCGCATGCTCCATATAGGGGCACGCGGGTTTTTGTATAAGAAAGGATGATTCCTGATGTTTAACCAAGAACCAAATAATGACTATACCATGATCGTTCGGCAAACCCCCGAGGGGGAGTTGACGACTACATCACTTGTTATTGCTGAAGGAACGCAGGTTCAGCATAAGAATGTTTTAGAGCTGCTTCGTAAGAATCAGCCTGATTTTGAAGAGTTTGGCCCACTCGCGTTTGAAACGCGGAAGGGGTCACCGCTTCCTCAAGGAGGGTTCGCTAAATCAACAACTATTGCCGTGCTGAATCGTGAGCATGCCATGTTGCTTATGACCTATATGCGTAACACCGTGGTGGTTCGTCAGTTCAAGAAGCAGCTTGTTAAAGCATTTACTGACATGGAGCGTCGGCTTGCCGCCCGTCCAGCATTTGATCCTTCCCAGATCACTCGTCTGGAGATGGCACAAATGTTGCTGAACGCCGAAACCGAGCGCCTGGCGCTGGAGGCAGCAAACAAGAAAATGCAGCCCAAAGCAGACGCCTATGATTGCTTCATTGATGCGTCTGGATCCTACAGCATGGGTGTGGTAGCGAAGATGCTTGGGGTGGGCCAAAACTGGCTGTTCCGTGAACTGCGTAACCGAGGTGTGTTGATTCCTCGCGGCGCTATGCGCAACACCCCCTACCAGCGGCATATGAGCTACTTCGAGGTCAAAGCCCACCGCTATGAGCAGCCGAACGGGGAAGAGAAAGTGTCGTACACCACGTATGTTCTCCCTAAGGGCATTGACTTTATCCGCAGAACACTAGGGTTTACCAGGATTGACCCCATGCTCCCCATCCCTATGAACTAACCCCACCGGCTTGGTGGGGTTTATTCATGACCACCCTGACTATTCGCATTTCACACAATCTAAAAGGAGGCAACTATGCAAGACGCTACTAGCGCCGAGCCCCAGGATGAACAAGACACTAGCCTAGAGGACACCACCCCGGATACCAGCCAAACACCATCACAAGACGCTGCCTTGCAGTCGGAGATGACCTTGGAGCAGGCCCTGGCGGCACTGGAGAAAACCCGCCAAGAACGGGATGCTGTGCAGGCCGCGGCTGATAAATGGAAACAACATGAGGATTCCCAAAAGACGGAACTTCAACTCATGCAGGAAAAATTAGCGGCTGCGCAACAGCAGCTAGCGCAGGAGCGGACAACAAACACCTTGTTGGAAGTAGCCGCTGCGCATGGGATTAAGACGGAAGATTTACCGCTTCTAGGTACTGGCACGAAAGAGGAAATCACCGAGCGTGCTAAGCGCCTCCAGACCCTGTACGGGGATCCTACGGAGGGCACCCCACCACCATCGCAACGCCCTCGGCAAGGGCTGCAATCAGGGCAGGGAACCCCGAGCCAAGTAGAAGATGCGGCGTACCCGGAATCGTGGATTCCGGCAGCCCTTCGAGCCGAAAAATAAACCGAAATAAACCGGATAATCAAGGAGAACTATTATGAATGTGACTAAACGGCACTACAGTCCCGGCAGCGATGTTACTGCTAAAGCCGCAAAGGCGATCCCCGCAGGTAGTTTCGTCGTGGTCTCTGGGGAAATGGATGGCCGGAACCCGGTCGTCGATGTTGCTGGCGCGGATGCTATCCCATTCGGTGTGGTTGTCGCGGACGTGGCCAAAGATGACTACGTAACCATCTACCGTACCGGGTATGTGCTCGATGCTATTGCTGCCGGCGCGATTGCTGCTGGCGCTAAGATTTCCACCGCAGCCGGCGGTAAAGCGGCTACCGCCGGCACTGGGCCTGTTGTGGCCATTGCTCTCACGAAAGCCGCTGCTGCGGACAAGCCCGTAACTATCGCACTGCTATAAAACGAACGAAGGAATAACGACTATGAAAAATTCTGGTTTTTACCCGGGCGCCGCCCCCACGGTAGCCAACGGGGCCATCACAGTGGATTTGATGCTGCAAGAACCAGCACGAATCTCTAAATACATTGCGGACATTACTGCCTTGAAGATGTTCACTGACCGCCTTTTTGGCCATAGTGATGCTCAGGGCGGCGCTATCCTATACGAAGTCAATACCGAAAACCAGGTGTTAGCAGATGACCACACCGGTATCATCGCCCCGGGTGGTGAATACCCGGAGCTGGACGCCACTCCTGGTGAGCCCAAAGTGGCTCAGGTGAAAAAGGTCGGTGGTAAATTCTCCATCACTGACGAGGCGAAAGCCCGAAACGACATGGCGCTATTACAGCGCCGAGCCCAGCGAATTTCGAACACCATGGTGTTCGATGTGGACAACAATGGCATGCTCGCTATTAAGAAGGCCATCCAGGAATACGGGTCCTATATCCCCAAGGTCGAATCTTCCGGCTGGGTCAGCATGAACAAAACTGAAAAGCTCAAGCAGACCGCAGCGAAGTCTATCCGGGCAGAGCTCAACGCGGCCCTAGCCGCCGGCGAGAAAACCCAAATGGGTTACCTCTATAACTTGTTAGTCCTCCACACCGATGACGCACTGCAACTTGCTAACACGTTTGACACTAACGACGCCCAGGATGCGTTCCTAAAGTCCCAGGGGCTGGAAGTGATTTCCTCCCCACTGGCCACCCCAGGCGAGGGCCTGTTAGTTGCCGAAGGGCAAGTGGGCACGATCGGCATGGAAGAACCAATTAGTACCGCTACTTGGCGGGACGAAGCACGTGACCTGACCTGGACCAAGGTTAAGGCGGTACTAGAGCATGTGGTGACCGACCCCATGGCCATGGTGCGGCTCACCGGATTAGGTGCCTAATGTCGTATGCAGCCGCGGCGGATTTGAAAGACCGGTGGCCAGCGTTTCCACCTGATCTTCCTGATAAGGTCGTCGATACGCTGCTGGAAGATGCCGCAGTGTGGTTGAGGGCGAAGTTTCCCCTCATCCCCGATGCCCCCAGTGAACATCAAGCGGGTGTGCTGAAAATGGTGTCCTGCGCTATGGTGAGGCGCTCGCTTATCGCTGATACGCATGATGGGGCTTCGGAAATCACCGACACTGGTGGCCCATTCAGCAGCACTCTGCGATTCGCTAACGGTGAGGGGAATTTTTATCTCACTGGTCAAGAACGTGACCTTATCGAAAACGCTATTGGTGTGGGAGAATTCCGTAACATCACTGCCGAAGGGTGGTGATGCTATGGCCACGATCACGGTACGACGCCCACCCAAGATAGACCGGCACGGTGATCCGATCGGTGAACCATCCCCACCTTGGGAGATTACAGGCGCCCGGATTGGGTGGGCAGGGGTTACGGTTGACCATGACCATAAAACGATTGTGACTACCCAACCTGCGGTGTATTTCCGCAGGCAAACGCCTAAACTGCAACCAAAAGACATCATTACAACCCCATTCGACAGGACATTAACAGTGACGGAAATCCAAGTGTGGGAGCACCCACGCCGGGAAAACGTGACCATGGGGACGGTGGCGTTGTGTGAGGCGGTGATGGGGTAGATGAATTTTGAGCCATGCAAGATGCAGGGATATCTAACTGGCCCAGAAGTAGAAGCCATCATGTTTGAAGCTGGGTATTTGGCGCAAGCCCTGTATGAATCATCTGCCCCGAAAAACACCGGCCGGTTAGCGGCATCTTCTGTCGTTGATGTGGAAATAGCACGCCCCTATCCGATGGGAGATCCACGGTGGGTGGCTACGTTATCAGTGGAAAGCCCGTATGGTGTGCCGGTGTTTTTCGGCCACATGACAAACCCGCCGGTTCCCAAGCCTCCGCGTCGCAGGAAACCACCTCGAAGGATCGCTCCTAACCGGGCGTTACACCGAGTAGTAGAAGCAGTGAAAATATAGAAAGTAGGTGATGAAAATGAAATTCCCGGAAGGGATTCGCCCATGGCCTGATGCCGAAAACATTATTTGCGAACTGTTGGATGCCTTTGCTGTGGAGTGTGATCCCGCACCGCAAGTGTGTACATGGATTCCTGCGGACTACGAAAAAATCATCCGCCAGCATCCATTGATCGTGATCCAGCGCATCGGTGGGGTCGCAGCAGTAGCTGACCAGGTTGATAAACCAATCATTGAGATTGGTGTGGTATCAAAGCGGCGTGATGTTTCCAATGATCTGCTGCGACATATTCGGGCATGGATGCTGGATAATCAGGCGGAAGAGTTCTCCCGTACAGTACGCATCATTGACGTGTCCGAAGTGCAAGGGCCAACCATGCCGGTATGGGTAAATCCCGAAGACCGATATGTAAAGGCATTGTTCACGTTTGCTATCCGCAGGCCCCGATAAAAATAGCCTAACTCAAACCCTCATCCCCCAAACCATAAGGAATGGGGGATTTCCTGTACCCGCTTAATATGGTGGGAGAAAGGTAGATAGAGCGTGACTACTACTGATTTCTATACGCTCAAAGACAAAGACGATAGTCTAGTATTTGCCGCTATCAACATGGTTGTTCTTCTCGCTGACTACGGGGCACCGATTCCTGAAGAACTCACTGAAAACGGCAAGCTGAAAGAACTCGGCTCTGAATGGTGGACTGCTGGTGAAATCGAACAAAAATCCGGCGTGGATCTTGCCCCAGACATGAAAGTCGAAGGTCCGGAAGGCTACGGTTCCCGCGGCCGCCGCAGGGATTTCATCACTGAAGAAACCTTCAATATCGACTTCACCCCGCAAGAAGCCCGCCGCCGCACGCTAGAAATGTACTACGATCTGGGCACTGGCGAGTACAAGAACGGATCGTATTACGCGAAAAAACGCCGCGCTGCCAAGATGAAAGAATACTCTTCGATCATCATTGGTTATGATGGTGAACCTGAAAACGAAATCTACCCGTATTGGATTTTCCCGAAGGTCACCGTCGAGAAGCGCGGCAAACAATCCGTTACGCAAACTAACGCACTGACGTACCCATTGACACTGGCGGCTAAGGAGGACCCCGCCTATGGTGCGCTCTTTGGCTTCGGCATCACCGGCCCGGGGTTCACCCCTGAGCTAGCCCAGAAGATGGGCGTTACGGGCGTCCAAAAACTGCTGAATGATAGCTTCAAGTATTCCGTGAAGGGAGCTACGGGCGGCACGTACACGATCAGCATCAACGGCAAAATGACCGCTACCATTGAGCACAATGCAACCGCTGCCGCTATTCAGGCAGCTATTCGTGCCTCGGGAGAAAACGAAGCCACAGTCGGCGGCACCGTGGATGCGGGGTTTACTATCACCAAGGTTTCCGCCGAGCCAACTGTGATTGCTACCGGCCTCACTGGTGGTGGTTTCCCCAAGACAGTAGAAGTCACAAAGCAGTAAAACCTACTCATCGACCAGTATGAAGGCCAGGCGTAATACCTGGCCTTCTCTGTCCTCATCCATATTCCAGGAAAGGAAAACACCCATGGCAAGCCAGAACCGTAAACGACAACCACGCAGACAACCATCGCGCAGCTCGACCCCTATCGACTACGACGACTATGATGACGCTGCAGACGACACCAATTTTGAGGTAGATGGCTACCCTGACGAAGAAACGGAATTGGAAGAAGATCAATTCGAACGATTCCGTAAACGTGCCCAAGCCCTTCCCATTAAGGAAGTAAAAAACCGCAATCGGCGGACGGTACTTACCCGGAAGCCGTTTGTGCTGGGAGCAGACTACGGGTTTGACCCGGCAATAAAAATCCAAGCCCCCACCTACGTGGATCGCCTACGGTTGGAACAAATCTTAAAAGACCCCGATCAGCTCAGCAGTATCGACGTTTTACGGCTGATCTTCAAGGATAATTTGAACCGGTTCATCATGGCCATCAATGATGCCGAAGACGCCGAAATGATCGCCCTTGGTGTGATCGTCGCCTACTTTGAGCATTTCTACGGCAAAGGCCTGGTAGAAAAGATCACCGATTTTTCTACATTATTGCTCTGATTAACCATCGGGGCAAAGAACTACGGTGGGATTTCCACCGATATCTCAACATTGATATTGATGACTGGTTTATTGGAGTGCGGGACTGGCGAACGTTCCTCGAACTGGTAGAACAGTTACCTCAAGGATCCCACTACTGGGCGTCTGTCATTGATGACGATGATATCGCCCAGTACGCCATGGAACATCAAGACCATGATGCGGCCCATCGACCAGGGTTGCGTGAGTGGGATCCGATCCGGGAACAGCTAGCAGTAATCGAGAATCGCCTCATCCAGCTAGTGGCGGTGGGCAGTCAAGGCCAGGTGGGGCTTGATCCTGCTCCTTATCCCGAAACCGCCAGGGAACGTTTGGGTAAAACCCGGCTGAACGCTAAACGTGACCATATTTTAAGCCAGCTAGTAGGGGCTAGATACGACGACGGGGGGTGAGACCATCATGGCTGAATACACCGCCGGCGTCGCCAAGGTAGAGATTAGGCCTAACCTTGCAGGTTTCGCCCGTCGTCTTCGCGCCGAACTTGAAAGAATCGCTGCTACCTTTGGTGTAGAGATACTGCCGGATTTCGACCAGTTCCGTGAACAAGTCAAAGCAGAGCTGGCGGAATATGCTGAATCATTATCCATTACTGTTGATGCGGATACCAGCAAAGCACGCCGGAAAATCAACCGGATCACGGGCAAGAAAAACCTCACCCTGAACGTAGATGCCGATACTGGTGCTGCTGAGTCTCAGCTAGATACAACGGCCAGGGGCCGGAAAACCGAGATTGAGGCCGACGCTGACACTGCTGCTGCGGAAACCCAGTTGGATATCACAGCGCGTAACAGAGAATCAGAAATCAACGCTGATGCTGATACTGGTGCTGCTGAGTCTCAGCTAGATACAACGGCCAGGGACCGGAAAACCGAGATTGAGGCCGACGCTGACACTAGTGCAGCATCAGCGAAGTTAGCGGCGCTGGTGCGACGTCGCGTTGTTGAAATAGTGGCTAGGACTAATATCGGCCGCGCCGCTGCCCAGTTGGCTGGTCTCACAGTGCGGCGTACCACCGAGATTGCGGTCAGGGTTGGCAGAGCTGGTCTTGCTGCTGCCCAGGCGCAGATTGCTAGTATTACTGCTCACGCTAGGGCAGCAAGTGCTGCAATGGCTGGTCTTGCAGCCCGAGGTGTCGGATTGGGTGTGATCGGGGTTGCTGCCACTGGCGCTGTTGGCCCGCTTGCCGCTATGACTCAGGTGCTAGTGACGGCATCCGGCGCTCTGGCTACGCTACCAGCCCTAGCCGGCGCAGCCGCTGGCGCGCTCGCAGCTCTCGGCATTGGAGTGTCCGGGGTGGGTAAAGCATTTTCCACCATGGGCAAGGGTGCGGTGGCTGCCACTACTGACACCGATAAGTCCATGAAATCCGCTCAGCGGCAGGTAGAAAACGCAGAGCGTGGTATCGCCACAGCCCAACGCCGGGTAGAAGACGCCCACCGTGGGGTTGCCGACGCCGCCCGTAAAGTAGACGACGCCCACCGTGGCGTGGCAGATGCAGCCCGCCGGGTAGAGGATGCGGAACGCAAGGTTGCTGATGCGGAGCGTGGTGTTGTTGAAGCCCAGAAGAATTCCCGCAAGGCTCAGCAGGATCTGAACCAGTCGAGGAAAGACGCTGCCCGGGATCTGCAAGATATGAAGCAGCAACTGCAAGATGCGGCCTTGAATGAAGAGGATGCAGTTTTAGCAGTTGCGCGTGCTAAACAGCGGCTACGGGAAGCTCAGGAAGACCCAGAATCCAGCCGTCTGGATATTGCCGAAGCTGATTTAGCGTACCGTAAATCTCTGCGGTCTCTCGACGAAATGCGGGAGAAAAACAACAAATTGGCCCACGACACACAGGCAGCTTCGGATAAAGGTGTTGAGGGGTCAGACAAGGTCGTTGCGGCCAAGGAAAAAGTAGCGGAAGCAGCGGAAAAAGAAGCCGATGCGCAGCGTGGCGTAGAGGACGCCCACCGTGGTGTAGAAGATGCACAGCGTGGTGTGGAAGATGCGCAGCGCCGGGTAGAAGACGCTTACCGTGGTGTAGAAGATGCGCAGCGGAACCTGGCGGATGCGCAAGATAGTGTAGTTCAGGCGCAGGAACAGCTCGTTGATGCGCTTGATAACTATGCCGAAGCTGGCGAAAAAGCCACCAGTGGTACTGATGATTTTGCCGATGCGCTAGCGAACTTGTCTCCTAATGCCCAGGCTTTTGTGCTTGCTATCCAGGCGCTTAGTGCCCAGTGGAAAGAGCTTCGCCTGGAGGTACAGGATAATCTCTTCGCCGGCTTAGGCGAGTCCATCACGGATCTAGCTACCGCACAGCTGCCTATTCTCAGAGTCGGCTTAGCTGGTATCGCTGCTGAGATCAATTCCGGTTTACGGTCCACAATCGCAGCGTTAGCTAGTGAGTCTTCCCAGGTGGGGTTGGATCGTATGTTGGGCAACACCGCCGGGATGTTCGCTAACGTTAACCAGGCAGCCAGGCCACTTGCTCAAGCACTGGTGGACATTGGTGCGGCGGGATCTGCTTACTTACCGCAATTAGGCCAGTACTTAGGTGAGGCCGGTACTAGGTTGGCGGATTTCCTCAGCCAGTCAACTCAAAATGGACAATTCGATCAGTGGGTTCAAAACGGTGTTGAGGCCCTCAAAACCTTAGGGCACACCCTATCTAACATCGGCGGCATTATTTCCGGCGTGTTTCACGTGGCGTCCGCAGCCGGCCAGGCATCTTTAGGCCCATTGGGCCAGTTGCTGGAAATGGTCAACAACTTCGTTAACTCCATGGAAGGCCAACAAGCCCTCACGACGTTCTTCGGGGCTATGACCGATAGTCTCGCAGCACTAATGCCAATCCTATCCACGGCATTGCAAACCATTGGCGGCACTATCATGCCGGCCATCGCCGAATTCATCCAGGCGGCCGCGCCGGGAATCCAAGTACTGGTGCAGGGCCTGGCGGATGGTTTAGCGGCATTTGCCCCAGCGATGGCCCCAATCGGTGAAGTAATCGGCCAACTGGGTGCTGCCCTGGGGCCGCTAGTGGCAGTTCTGGGCCAAGGATTGGCAGATGCGCTAATCCCGGTGGCGCAGGCTTTCGGCCAGCTCCTTGACGCACTGTCCCCACTGTTGCCAGTACTGGGTGAGGCATTCAATGCCGTGCTGGTGTCCGTGGCCCAGGTACTACTACAAGTAGCGGAGGCCCTAGCGCCGGTCATTACGGCGTTGGTGACGCAATTAACGCCGATCATTGAGCAGCTGACCCCGGTGTTCACACAATTGGCCCAGGTGATGGGTGATGCGCTGGTGCAGATGATCCAGCAGCTAGCCCCGTTGCTGCCACCATTGGTGGAGGTGTTTGCGCAGATAGCGCAGGCAGTAGTGCCGCTTATTTCAATGATGATTGAACAGTTGTCGCCAGTGCTGGCAATGATTATGCCGGTATTGGTGCAGGTCGCCCAGATTCTAGGTGAAGCGATCCTCAATGCACTAAACCAGCTGGCACCGGTATTCCCGACGTTAGTGCAGGCGTTCGGGTCTTTGCTGGAGGCGGTGTTACCGCTGATTCCGATGCTGCTTCAGCTCGCGGTAGATGTGATTACCCCGCTGATTCCTGCGGTGATTGCTCTGGTGCCGGCCGTGGTGTCCATTGTCGAGGGATTCGTGTCTCTGCTGGAGGCAGTAGCTCCGTTGATTCCGATTCTTGCTGAGCTGTTGGTGGAATGTATCACCCCACTAATTCCGATGATTATTTCCCTGGTGCCGGCAGTCGTGGGCATTGTGGACGCTTTCGTGTCCGTGGTACAGGCGGTAGTGCCGGTCATCACCATATTGGATGAACTCATCGGTATTTTATTGCAGGTGCTCGCCACCGTCATTGGCGTGGTAGGGGATATTGTTGCCAAGTTCATTACCCTTGGTGTGGACGTTGTGGCCACGGTGATAGAGTTCGGCGCTGGCATCGTGGGCGGCTTCGCGGACATGATCCAACAGGTCATCCACGCGATCGTGGATTTCGCTAGTGACCTTATCCAGAAGTTCAACGAACTGTGGGCTGGTGCCGCGAACGCCACATCAAAGGGGATTAATTCCCTCATGGAATGGGTACGCGGTATCAAAGATTCCATCCTTGATGCTTTCCACAATGCTGGTAGCTGGCTGGTCCAGATTGGTAAAGACCTGATTATGGGCCTGTGGTCTGGCATTAAACACATGTGGCACATGCTCACCGGCGGTGATGACAATGATGGTGATGATCCTGGTACCGGCTACGGTGACGGGGGAGTAACCCACTACGCTAATGGCGGCACACGCCTATCGAAGCAAGATGCCCAAATCGCCCCCGGCGGCTCATACCTGGTGTGGGCTGAAGACGAAACCCAAGGCGAGGCATTCATTCCACTGGCCCCGTCAAAGCGGAAACGTAGCACCCAGATCCTGGCTCAAACCGCAAACATTATGGGCTTTGACGTGGTAGAAAAGACTACCCGCACTAAAGTCACCTACGATGGGACAGACGTTACCCCACAAGCTCCCCGGAGGTTTGCTGACGGTGGTATTACCATCCAAAAACTGGACGAGTTCGCCCACGAGATCGAGGGGCAGCCGTACGGGCAAACACAGTGGGGTGATGGCCCCGGTGCGGTAAGTGCCATTAGCCGTTACGCTGTGGGATTGGATGCGTGGAGTGACCAGTTCTCGCTTGCCATGGAAGCCAAAGCCCTATCAAACTTGGGCTTTAATACCGGCCGCGGTGATTTCGGGGACCTGCAGGTCGGCTGGTTCGGTACTGACCCTGATGGTGAGGAAGGGCATACCGCCCTCACTGTCCCGTCTGGTGTGGCGGTAGAAATGGGCGGCGAACGCGGCGATGGGCAATACGGTGGTGCCGCTGCTGGTGCTGACGACCCACAGTTCACCGAGCACGCATATTTACCAGGTGCGTTCTTCACGGAGGTGGAGGTACCAGCGGATAAAGATTTGGAAGAAATCGTTGATCAGCAGCAGTCGGATTCTGCCACAGATGCGGATCGTATTGATGCTGTGGTCCGCACAAAGTCTTCCGATGATGCTTATGATCTGGGCTCTTCCTATGATTCCAATGATGATGCGCCTTCGTATTCGCTTCTGGGATCCCGTTCTAGTTCTAGGGGTGTGGATTCGGATTATGATTATGCGCCCCGGGATTATTCCGACCCCTCATATGGTGGCGGATATACGGGAGATGATTTATCCGATGTGACGGATGTGTCTGCTAATGATTTGAAGGATTTCCGAAAATCATCACGGTCGAACCCTGACTCGTACGGCACGAGGTCGAAGAAAAAGAAATCGAACACCCCATCAACTTTCTCTGAAATTTTGGGTAAGTTCGCTAAGGATTTCGTGTCCGGCCAGGTGAAAGACGCCCTAGGGCTAGTGGGGATTTCCGATGATATCCCTATCGTTAAGGCGTATTCGCAGTGGATGGATACCCGTGATAAAGCATCTGATACCCGCGGCAAATCCACTTACTCGAAAGCTAGGGATGTACAGAACGCCGAGAAAATAGCGGCCGATATGCTATCCCAATACCCGGGCATAGCCACAGACAAGATTGTCGGCGCCGATTTGATCGGTGGCCTGAACCCCAAAGCATTCGCCTTGGGTGGTTTAGTTACCGGCCCTGGTGGATCTATGGATGACGCCATATTATCCACACTGTCCAACGGCGAGTTCGTAGTTCGTGAAGCTTCGGCACGGCATCTTCGCCCGTGGCTGGAACAAATCAACGCCCAGCCTCAGCTAGCCCGGGAAGTAGCTAAAGCATCATCCTTCAGACCCGCCACGGCTGCGCAGGGACGAACGGTTGAAGTGCACTATCACGTGGAAACCAACAATGTCGACGAGGGATTACGCCGCGCAGACATGCACTCAAAGCAGTTGGTCATGGCCATCGAAGGTGCATAACAAGAAAGGAGAAGATTGTGGCATCGGAACTGGATTTGTTTGAGACTCCCGCCTTGATTGAGATTATCGGTTGTGACGGGCAGTTGTGGACAGTATCCGGTCCTGGCATGGGGCGCGAGGGCGTAGAACTGGCAAAGAACCCTCAAGGCCTCCATGACGAGGCACCGTTTAAACAGATTTGGCAGCAAGGCGCATCCCAGGACGGCGCAACCCTCCTCAGCTATAACATCGAACCCTTGGACCTCGTGTTGGCGTTCGATATTGTGGGAGATGAGAGAGCATGGTCGGAAATCGAGGCGGAATTCTATGCCAGCTTCGATTATATTCGACCTGCTCAAATCCGGGTAACGACGGATATTTCTACCAGAACCCTGGATGTTGTGAAGCTGGAGAAAACCCAAACGAAATCCGAGCGGGACCCGCGAATTTGGGGCTGGTCGCAAATGACCGTCACTCTTAGAGCACCCATGCCGTTTTGGGTAGGGGAAACCTACGTGTCCGAGATTGCACTAAGTGGCACCAGTCAGGGAACCCTTTATGTGCAAAACCCAGCAGACTGTGAGCTCTGGCCCATGTGGACACTCACTGGGCCGGGTAAATGGACAATCCCCGACATGAACCTGAGCGCCGGGCCCCGCAGGATCGAATGCCCAGCGCTCACCCGCATCCAATCGCTCACGATCAACACACACCCGCGGGAAGAATCCTATGTGGCCAGCGACGGTTCCAACTTCGCCGGGCGTTTCGGCGGCGTGGAATTCCTCTACCCGATACCACCCCGTACGACGCAAAAAGCAATAGCCGTCAAAGTGGAAGGCGGAGAAGCGAACCTGTCATCATGCCAAATCCGCATGGTAGAGCACTGGCAGCGAGCATACGGAGGAGGTGCCTGATGCAGATCATCCCACCATATATTGGTGATATTCCCCATGAGAAACTTGAAGCAGCCTGGAAACACGGACAGCAAACCCGCGCGAAACGTGCCGAGGCTCGCAGAACAAAACCCCTCATCAGGATTTGGGATGGTAACTGGAATTATGTTGGCACCATCACCGGAGTTGTCATAGAGGCCAGAACCCAGTGGAAACTCAACGACACCGGCGGGGCAACCATTACATTACCTATCGACCATTGGATATCCACATGGATCCTCCGATTCGATAGTCGGGACGTGAAAAATATCCACATCACATCCGACAAGGACGGTACCCGCTGGGGTGGCAGAGTCACCAGCGTCAACATCATTAAAAACACAGATGGCACTCGACTGCTAGAGCTTCAAGCTCTCCACGACTACGAAGAACTCAAGCACATCCTTGTGTGGCCCAATCCGCTTACGCCTGCCCCGGTGCAATTCCCCAGGACATTCATCATGATGGGCCCCACTGCCTGGGCCCTAAAATGCGCGTTGGCTATAAACCTCTGGCGGCTAGAAGGATCAGCATGGGTATTACCCAACGACCCGTTAGACCCCACATCATGGCTCGACACGTGGGACACCTCCCGATGGGCAATCCAAATCGCGCCGGGTTCGCTTGGCGCTGACCCTTCTCCGTGGACGATCGTGTCGTCCCGGATGAAGTATTGGCATGAGATGGCCAAGGATAAGTTGGAAGATGCACAGTTGATGGTGACGTGCCGGAGGTGGCTCACGGGTGATCCGTTGCCATGGCCACAGGCAAGAATCCGCCATGGTTGCCTCATCGTGGATATCGTGAACAAGTCCGGCTATTGGGGTCAGGATGGTACTGCCCTGCGCGGCAATGTGATTAGTGGTTTTGTCCGTACGGTACAGCAATTGACGAAGGGGAATATTGATACCCAATCGACAGTGGTGTCCAATCCGAATGTGCCGGAATATCAGAAGCCGGATTGGTTAGGTACTGTACCGCGTGCACCATATGTGTTGTATCGGGACGGCAGGTTGTCCGGCCTGGAGTCCGCCCAGTTCTCCTACAAGCCGGCGACTGCGGTACAAGTAGTGGCCGGTGGACACTCCACTTACGGCGTCAATGAGGCCATCAGCGCGGCAGTGAGTATGCTGGGAAATTACTTGGGCATGTTTATTGCAGCCCCTAGCCTGGGCCCCATAGCTGATACGTTACTCAAACCGTTTTACGAGGACACGTTGTTGGCATGGATGGCGGAAAAGTCCGCTGACCGATCTAGGTCTCTAGGGTGGTCAAAATATTGGGAATATTTCTCCGATGGTTCCGATCGCGCCTACACCCTATCGGCCTTAGCGGTACTGCGGAAAGGTTTTTGGGAAACGCGGGAAAAGGTATCCCATCAAATGAAAATTGTTGATGGTGCCCCCTGGCATGTTGGCGAGAATGGTCAAGGGCATTTCTTCCTAGGCGATCGGGTGGGCGCCACAATTATCGGGCTGCCGGAAAACAAAGTAGTGGTAGAGCAAGTGACAGAACTTGTGTACCGCTATAGCCGTGACCAAGTGGGGTGGGAAATAACCTGCGGTGATCGTGCCTCCCAGGAATCCCCCTTGGAGAAAATCCTGGGCCGAGTAAAAAACGCCACTGCAGCTATCCACGATCTAGGAGTGATCTAAATATGGGAATCCCTATTCAGTCGTCGTGCGATATGACGAATCCCGAGGAGCAAGCTCTATGGGCCCTGGTGGCTTTGCCAGGCCCTGGCGCTACCGCACCGTTGGTGTTGCCGGTAGATGTGATGCGGCAGTGGTCACAGCGTCTTTATGATTGTGGTTTCCGGCATCACCCAGAAGAACAAACTGTCAAGTACGTGCCGCCTGGCCCTGATACGGATTGGGTGATGGGTGCAGCCGGCAGATGGGTGCCTATTGACGAACCCCTGGATGCTGAGCAGACTGCCCCGGATATCAGCCACCTCACCATGGCGGAAAAACAAGTATTGCTGCGCCGGCTAGAAACCGAGATCCACCCGGAAACACCAGAAGGGAACGAAGACACGGCGAGGGTGATCGAGGATGAGTGACGATAAAAGCCTTATCGAATCCGGCACCTACCCGGTGACCCCGGGCACGGATGCAGTGGTGGGGGCCCAGGTCAAATCCATTACTGCGCAGACGGAGGAATCTGTCAAGGCATTGGCCAGGAAACGCGCTGAAACTGCATTGAATCTTGGTGATCAATCACTATCGCAGATATTCACCCGATTCGGTACAGCAATCTTGAAAGGTTTGAAAGACATTGTGCAACTAGTGCGCGATGGTGGTGCGTTAATTGTGAGTACTGCGTTCGGGTTCATTAATGGATTGTTGGGGGATTTCGGCAGGGCTCTGAAATCGCTCATCACCCCAATGAAAGAGGAAATAGAGGCCCAGAAATCTGGACAGCTCATCCTGAACAAACGGCTGGACCTTGTTTCTGACACCGATGGGTACCTGTGTGCATATCAGTCGAAGAACATCAATATCGAATGGTCTAGCGATAACTGGCGTAAGGTGCCTTTTGACGCCCAACTAGGGCCGAATAAAAACGCCTATATTTCAGGCGCCGGTGATTTTATCCTGAACGCCAAAGGGCTATGGACTATCAACGCCCGAGTACGTGCTGTAGGGACCACTTATACAGGCGGCAACTTCTGTTACCTGAAAATCACGATCCTCAACCCAGACGGGAAAACGGAATACCACACCAGCATTATCGAGACCGAGGTCCCTTATAACCGGGACCATACGCTAGAGACGTTCATGCCGGTGGTGATTCCCACAGCCGGATACCAAGTTCGTGTTGATGTGTATTCTGCGAACTGGCGTTGGTTCCGTGGCGGTACGCAGCATTCGTCTCTATCAGCGATACGGCATTCCCATGATGCTGTGCATATGGGGACTGCGGAAGTATCAGATGAAACTAAGCCGAAAGGAATGTGATAAAGATGCGGAATTTAAGTATCAATCTCGCCGATGTTGGGGGCATTCCCCATGAAGGCGACTATGTATTGCTGTATGCTCCACGGGTGCGCTCTTCTGCAGATGCGTCGGACGGAGTGGTAACTACTACACCTATGAAAGTAACCTTGTCCCGTGGTAAAGCCACTGTACAGGTGGAACCAGGGCCGCTCATGGTTCAGCTGCGATGTAAAGGGCTCCGTGACATGGAACCTTTCGAAGTCGTCATTCCAGAAGGGGCAGGAGAAGCCCGATTAGTAGATGTCATGACCACACAATATCGATACACGCCTCGCGGCATAGCTCCACTGGAAGCGATTGCCGAGCGCGCCCAGACAGCAGAGCGTATGGCGCTAATACATGCTCAAACTGCGGAACGCCAAATGGATGTACTGGTGGCAAGGACTAAGGATGCGATAGGATCTGCTGGTGATCTACTGCGGAAAGAGATCAAAAGTGATGTAGATAAAGCTAAGGGTATCAGGGAGGATGCGCTATCAGCTGCGAATAGTCGACGTGTGGCAGAAACTGCTGCTGCATCAGCTGCCAAGTCGGAGCAACAGAGCAAAAATTACGCTCAGGTCACAGAAGAATGGAAAAGGCAAACTATTGAAGCACGTGCTGGCATGGACCAAAAGGTCCGTGAAGCAGCAGAACACGAGGCCGCTGCTGCGGCCTCAGCGAAAAGTGCTCAGCAAGCAGAGTCAAATGCTTTAGTATCTGCCCAGGCCGCGAAAACTTCGGAAGATGCTGCAAAGAAATCATCAGATCAAGCATCGAAGTCTGCTGAAAGTGCCCACGCTGATGCGCAACGAATAGTGAAATCTATGGCTGATGGCATTCCACAAGGTGGCATCACCTACGAGCATTTAGATACTGGTGTGATTACTCGCATCAGCTCACTCATCACCCAGGATATTGATGCTTTAGTAGATGGTGCACCAGAGGACCTTAACACTCTTAAAAAGTTAGCTGATGCCAAAGCCCCTAAAATTCATGTTCATGAGTTGAGCGATATCACTGGGTTGATAAACACCCTAGGTATGATTGATGCTAATAAGAGAGTAATATGGGATAAACTGAGTAAACTGATTGATGTAGATTATGTCGTCTTCGATAACAACTACATTTTGCTCGCGTGTATTGGTTACTTCGTCTACGCTACTGTTCAAGCGAATAAACCTGGGGTAAAAGGTAAGGTACCTGAAAAATACGCACACCACTTCTCAAGAGATGTGGTTTTTCCATTATTTACTCCAGGAAAACCGTCAGCAACAGGGTTGTTTACTCTTAGTACGGCCGGAGAAATCTCTGTGGATTTTGTTGATCCTAGTGTAACGGTGGTGAATGGAGCAGGGCTGTATCTGCGGAAGGACTTCAGTAGTTAGTGTTCAAGCTTATTCAGACATTGTGAAAACTTATCTACACCGATAGGTAGAAAATCAGAAAGAATAGGTAATCTAGCTTTTCCTTATTCCCGGAAGCTAGTCATGCGTGGGGGAGTTAAATAGGTTTCACCTGCGGAAATAGCATTTAATCGTGGGGAAATATATTGAAGGAGAAAAAATTGTTAACCGTTCTTGATTACAGTGCTGGTGTGCCGCCAGCTGCGGCGATTCGTGCCGCCGGCCATGATGGCGTGATCCGCTACATCAGCCCGCCCAGGGCTACCTGGATGCGGGGAAAGCCCATCCAGAGGCCTGAATTAGATGACCTCCAGGCTCATGGCCTGGGGGTTGCTTTCGTATGGCAGTTTGGTAAGGAATCCGACTCTGACGTGATGCGTGGCTATAACGGCGGCTTGGCCGATGCCCAGGCGGCCCAGCGGCAACTTGACGAGCTCGGCTGTGGCGACTACCCGGTGTTTTTCGCGGTGGATTTCCCTATCAGTCTTGATGAGTGGAACGGTGTCGCATCCGAGTATTTCCGCGCCTGTTGTGAAGTTTTGGGCCGTGCCCGGGTCGGTATTTATGGGCATTCTAGGGTGATCGCTTGGGCTGCTGTAGACGGGCTTATTGCTGACTTGGGTGGCGGAAAATTCTTGGCGTGGCAGACTGCGGCTTGGAGCGGAGGCGTCCTATCCACGGAAGCAATGCTGTACCAGCGCCCGGGTAGCGAGACCGTGGGCGGCGTCGACTGCGATATCAATTTTGTGCTTGCCGACTACTGGGGCCAACACCCAAATGGCACCGCATCAAGCGCCCCCAACCCCATACCTGAAACCTCAACCCAAGAAGAAGGAGGATCCATGGAAATCCGATACGATGCCGATTTCACCGCGGACATGCCCGGTGTCGGCTACCGCTCCCTCGACGCTATCCAGTCCATCTGTGTCCACACGGTGGAGTGCCCGCCGGAACGAGACGGCATTGCCGTCGCCCAGTGGCAAACGAATCCCGCTAACGGCTCTAGCTATAACGTGCTCGCCGGCGCCGACGGCATTTTAATTTTGTGCAACACGGATGATTTCATGCCGTACGCAGCAGGCTCCACCGGCAACGCCCGTTGCCTGCATATCAGTTTGACAGGCTACGCCAGCATGAGCCGTGAGGATTGGCTTGACGACGACGCAAAGCTGCGGCGGACCGCCGAACAGATCGCCAGTTGGTCGCAACTGTATGATATTCCCCTGGAATTTATCGACGCCGATCAACTTCGCGCAGGTGCTCGTGGCGTTCATGGCCATGCGGAAATCTCCGAGGCATGGCGGGAAGTCGATCACACCGACCCTGGCCCAGGCTTTCCGTTTGATGTCGTGTTGGCCTACGCCGCCGAGCTGCTCGACTCACCTAACCAACCACAACAAGAACTAGAAAAGGAGGAGCCGCGCATGGTGCGTTGGATCCTGGACCAACTCGTTGGTCCCGAATGGAAAGACAATAAGCCGGTTTTCTCCGGCTGGAAAGCCACTGAAGGTAAAACCTTTGTCGACTTTGTGGCCGACAAAATCAAGCTCATCCCGGAAATTGCCCGCACGGTAGCCACGCTACCGGAGCGCCTCGACCGGATCGAAACCCTACTCAAGGAAGGAAACAAGTAAATGTGGACCCGTATTTTTTGGATTGATGCTGCCGACCGTGCAGCACGGACTTTCGCTCAGGCGCTGCTAGCAACTATCACGATCGGTGATGCTGTATATAGCGTGGATTGGCAAGCCGGCCTGGGCATTGCGGTTACCGCAGCTATCGCATCCATTTTGACTTCTATCGCAACGTCAAAAGTTGGTGCGGCGGGTACGCCGGCGGTGGTGATTCCGGCTGCTGAGGCTACGCCGACACCGGTCAGTGCCGCACCTGCGGCTACTGCTGATGCCCACGCTCCGGCCCACCATCGGGAGGTGAAGGAATGGCCAACCAGCTAATTGTGCTGCTTGCCGCGGTGGAGGCGCTGATTCGCAGCCTGGACCCCACCTTGGTGGCGGCAGTGGTCGATTCCGCGGTGGCCCTATCCTAGGACTGGAGGCCATATGGGCCCAGTGACAGGACTATCCTTATCGGGTCTAGGAATTACCGAGAGCATCGGCATCGCGCTCCTCACCCTGGTGACCACGCTGACCACCACGGTGATCGTGCAGCGCACACTGTGGCGGACGAAAGCGCTGGAGTCAGCTGCCGCCCGTGCGGTCGCTGAACGGGAGGCCGAAACCGCAAAAGCCCAGTTAGCGCAGAGTGAGCTCCAGCTCACTCTCGAAGCCGGTAACCGCCTCCGCGAGGACCTCTGGCGGAAGATCGAGAAGCTGGAAACCCAGCAGGCTGAAATGGAACACACCATCGACGCCATGAGATCCGAGCGGATCCTAGATGTGCAGGTGCGGCTGACGCTTCGCACGCTGCTGGAAACCTATCCAGACCCGCCAGGCCGCCCGACCATCCCTTCGGCGGTGGAACGCGTTCTTGCCATTAGTGAAGATACCGATAATCTGATCCGAGATCGGAATGGTGCTTAGTCGTTGATGCCCTACCAGGTTTTTAGCCTTGGTAGGGCTTATTTTTTATGTGTGGGCACATCTTTGTATTTGGCATGTATTTGGCATGTAGAACAAAAGATTTACCTAAAATACCTTTTTACATTGAGTTTTATGTAAGTTAATTCGGTTCCCAGCGGCTCCACG